GTATACTTTGCATCATCTTCTTATGATGACGCTGATGAGGGTGATATCACAACTATCAACTCTTATGTTGGGTATAATTATGGTACTGAAATTGGAGAAGTTCAAGGTGTAAGAGTATCTGATATTATTGATGTGAGACCACGACTTACTGATTATGTTATTGCTGAAAACGCAAGTTCACCATTTGAATTTGATGGTAGAAACTTTGTTGACGGTCAAAACGGAAATCTTCAATCTTCAAGCCATATCATTGCTTCTGATGAGTCACTGACTGTGGCTTATGATTATTACTTACCAAGAGCAGATAGAATTTTTATTGATAAGGAAGGTGTCCTTAGTGTTCTTGAAGGTACACCAGACGATGAACCCAGACTTCCAGATAGTCTGAGTGGTGTGATGAATATCTCTAACGTATTCCTCCCAGCATATCTTTTCAATACAGCAGACGCAGAAATCAAGTTTATTGAACATAAGAGATATCAAATGAGTGATATCTCAAAACTTGAACAAAGGATTAAGAATCTTGAGTACTACACATCACTGAATCAACTTGAAACGAATACACTCAATCTCTTCGTTGAGGATGCAAATGGCAATAACAGATTTAAGTCTGGTATCTTTGTAGACAATTTCACAACTCTTGAGCCTCAAGATACAAGTATTGGTATTAGAAATAGTATTGACACTGAGAAAGGTATTCTTAGACCATCTCACTACACTACTGCGCTTAATCTTCAACTGGGAACAACAGCAGTAACTGGTATTGGTACTACTTCTGATGCAAATCAGGATTCAAACTTTGCTGACATTGTTGGTGCAAATGTTAAGAAGAGTAGTCGAATTTTGACTCTCGATTATACTGATGAGACTTGGTTACAACAACCATTTGCAACAAGAGTTGAAAATGTAACCCCATACTTGGTTCAGTTCTGGCAAGGCAATATTGAACTTACACCTGAAGTTGATGTTTGGATTGATGTAAATGAACTAGAAGTTAATGATGTAATGATGGAGGGTTCATTTAGAGGTGTTGCTGAAGCTCTAGGTGCCGATATTAGAACAAGAAGAGATGGCTCAAGAGCTGGTGTGTCTCCTGTCATTTGGAATTCTTGGCAAACCGTTGGTGTAGATGTAAACACTTCGTTGTCGAACAATCAATCAACTCAAACAAGTTCTTCAACAAGACAAACATCTAATACTTTTCAGGGTTCAAGAAGAGATGGTGGATTAAGAACTATAACTACTTCAAATCAAATAACAAACACATCAGTCACAAATAATACTATTAGGGCAACAACATCTACCAATCTTTCCCAGAATAGAACAGGAAGACAGTTCTTTGTAAACGAAAGAATTGATACCGAATCTCTTGGTAGTAGGGTTGTAAGAAGAGAGATCATCAACTTTATGAGATCTCGTAACATATCTGTAACCGCAACTTCATTCAAGCCATTTACAAGAGTCTATTCATTCTTCGATGATGTTGATGTCAACAATTATGTGACACCAAAACTGATTGAAATTGAGATGCTTCATGGTACATTTGTTGTTGGTGAAACGGTAAGAGGTAGAATGAACGATGGTGGCTCTCAGGTCACTAATGGTTCTACAATTCCTTCAATTGACTTTAGAGTTGCTTCAACAAATCACAAGTATGGACGTTTTAATAGTCCATCGGATGTATATGATAGCAATCCATACAATAGGGATACTGCGATTCCAAGAATCTATTCAGCATCATCAACGATTCTGAATATTGACACATTTAGTCTTCAGTCACAAGACTTTCCACAGTTCAGTGGGTGGATTTCGAGTTCAATGATTCTGACTGGAGCAACGAGTGGTGCACAAGCAAGAGTTACTAATGTAAGACTTATTACTGACAGAGTTGGTACACTTCAGGCATCATACTTTGTCCCAAGTCCCAATAATCCTTCAAACCCAACTTTTGAAACTGGAAGATCAAGTTTCAGACTCACAAGTAGTAGAACTAATAGTACAATTGAAGGTCTTGCTTCAACTGCTGGTGAATCAATTTTCTATTCACAAGGTGATGTTGATACTACTCAAGAAACAACTCTCTCTGTAAGAAATGCGACAGTAAGAAGAGCTGATATTTCTCAGAGTAGGACTATCGGAGATACGGCAACTTCAAATGCAATCACTATTACAGACACTAATACAACAACTTCATCTAGAACATCTGTACGTGTTGTTCCACCACGTATTGACCCACTTGCACAAACATTCTTAGTTGATGATCCAACTGGTGTATTCGTCACTAAAGTTGATTTGTTCTTTGTATCTAAGGATGAAAATATTCCTGTTCTTTTTGAAATAAGAGAGACTAATCTTGGTACTCCAACATCAAAGGTTCTTCCTTTCTCATTCAAGAGTATAGATCCTAAAGATGTAAAACTCAGTGATGATGGTTCTGTAGCGACAACTATCACACTTGATGCTCCAGTTTATCTAAATTCTGGGAAAGAATATGCTTTGGTCCTTCTCTCACATTCTACAGAATATAGAGTTTGGATCAGTAGACTTGGTGAGGCTGATGTAACAACATTGGGCCAAGAAGCAGGCCAGATTCTAGTTACTGAGCAACCACTTCTTGGTTCTCTCTTTAAGTCTCAAAACGCTTCTGTATGGACACCTTCTCAGTATGAAGATCTTAAGTTTAATCTTTACGTAGCAAACTTTAAGCCACAGGGTTCTGTTTCATTCTTTAATCCAGAACTTCCATCAGATCTTTCACAGATCGATCCTACTGGTCTGACAGTCAATTCGAGAGAAATCAGAGTAGGTCTTGGGACAACTGTAAATGATTCGGGACTCGTTGTTGGTAGAACTGTCAAGCAGTTGAGTATTGGAGCACAAGGTACTCTTGTAGCTTTTGCTGGTAGTGTGACATCAGATCTAACTATCACTAACGCAGGTGTCGGTTATACACCATCATCTGGTGGATTTACTTACACTGGAGTTGCTCTAACGTCTATAACTGGTAGAGGTATAAATGCAACTGCTGATATCACAATTCAAGGCGGAGTTGCAGTTGGTGCAACAGTTAGAGCAGGTGGTTCTGGTTATGTTGTTGGTGATGTATTGACACCAGTACAAGTTGGAAGTGTCAATCTTGGTTCTGGTATTCAACTATCTGTTAATCAACTTCTTGGTAATAATACACTTGTACTTGATAATGTTCAAGGCAACTTCACAACAAATTCTTCATATCCATTGTATTATGAAAATAGTGTTGGATTTACGACAGAACTCAATGGTGTTGGTGGAAATGTGATACCTGTATCACCTATCAATGTTACTGAGCAGGGTAACTACATTAGAGTATTCCAGAGAAATCATGGTCTTTATTCTAACGTAAACAGAGTTACAATCTCTGATGTTAGAAGTGATATTACTCCTAATACTCTCTCACTAGAATATGGTTTTGATACCATAACCTTCATCACACTTGAAGGTTTGGCAACAGACTTTGAAACCTTTGAAAATCTTGGTGTTGGTGCCACTAACCCAGGTTATGTAAAAATTGGTAATGAGATAATTTCTTACACCGGCGTAGATGGTAGATCTCTGACTGGTATTACTAGAGGAGTTGATAATACAACTGTTGCGTCACACTCCTCTGGTGAACTTGTCTACAAGTATGAGTTGAATGGAGTATCTCTCAGAAGGATCAACACTTCACATCAACTTGCAAATGTAGTTTCTAGTGAATTAACTGAGGCACCTATTGGACTTGACTACTATTACGTTAAAGTTCAAATGAATTCAAATGGTACAAATAGAGCACCTGCAAATGCTGAGGGATTTCCACCACTCTATTTCAAGGAAAACAAACTTGCTGGAGGACCATTAGCTAAGGGTACGTATAACTTACCTTATAACTTGATTACTCCCAAAATAACTACTATCACACCACAAGGAACAAATCTTATATCACAAGTAAGAACAATTTCTGCTTCAAGTGTATCGGGTAATCAGGAGTCATATCTTGATAAAGGTTATAAGCAAGTTACAATTTTTGATAAGAACTATTTTGATGGTCAAAGAATGATTGCTTCTGCTCAAAACGAAAGTAATCTGCTGAATAGTGATACCTTTGCTGGTAATAAATCATTCGAAATGCAATTCATATTATTGACTCAAAACTCCAGAATCAGTCCTGTAATTGACTTGGATAATGCATCTGTTGTTTACACAATGAACAGAGTTAATCGTCCTGTTACAGATTATGTTGCTGACTTTAGAGTCAATGGTACTGAAAATGATCCCAACAGATTCACATATGTATCTAAGAATGTAACACTTGAGAATCCAGCATCATCATTACAAGTTCTTCTTGATGGATATGTATCAAATTACAGTGACATAAGAGTGTTCTATGCACTTGATCAAGATGTACCTGTACAGGAGACAATTTTTGTTCCTTTCCCTGGTTATAAAAACATTGATATCAACGGTTCTATTCTTGATATTTCATCAAACAATGGTACACCTGATAAGAGAGTTCCCAAGGTTGACGCTTATGTTCCAGAACCAACTCAAGATCAATATAAAGAGTACAAGTTTACTATTGATGAAGTACAACCATTCAAGACATTTAGAATTAAGATCATCGGTACTTCGACAGATCAGTCTAATGTACCAATGATAAGAAATCTGAGAGTACTTTCGTTCGCATAATATGGAAAATATGATTCCTGTTGAAGGAATGGATGGCTATTTTAGAGACATCCATTCTGGTGCAATTGTTAACACAAATAACATTGACTATGAAACATATGTGAGAAACCGAGAAAAACTGAGAACGGAAAAAAAGAAATTTGAATCTCTTCAGTCTGAGGTTGGTAATTTAAAAAGTGAAGTGGCAGATATTAAGAATATGCTTAATACTATCACCGATTTATTAAATAAATAGACATATAAGTAGGTCTCACTATAGATGGCACAGCCAAGTACTAGACAAGAACTAATAGATTATTGTTTGAGACAGTTAGGTGCTCCAGTGTTGGAGATTAACGTTGCCGATGAACAGATTGAAGATCTTGTAGATGATGCCATTCAGTTTTTTCATGAGAGACACTTTGATGGTGTCACTCAAGTGTATTTAAAGTATGAATTAACTGAGGAGGACATTAAGAGGGGAAGAGCAAGACCTCCTGGTGCTCCTCAAAATGAAAATGGTACTACTGGCATTACATCAGTAACTACTAGTGCAAATGTTGGTGTGACTACAACAAATTTTACGTATTACCAAAATAGTAACTATATTCAGATTCCTCCATCAATTATTGGTGTTAATAAGATATACCAATTTGGTGCAGGAATGGGTGCTGGTATGTTCAATGTAAGATACCAATATATGTTAAATGATTTTATCGGTTTAAATGGTTGGGGTGCTGGTGGTTTTGATTTATTGTCATATTCAATGACGATGGGATATTTGGAGACAATTAATTATGTTTTGAATACACATAAACAAATAAGATTTAATCAAAGAACTGATAGATTGTATATTGATGTAGATTGGGGAGATCTTAATGCAGGTGAGTTTCTAGTACTCGATTGTTGGGCAACCAACAATCCAAACGACTATGCAAGAGTATACAATGACTCATTTCTCAAACAATATCTAACTGCGTTGATTAAGAGACAGTGGGGTCAAAATTTAATTAAATTCCAAGGAGTTAAGTTACCTGGTGGTATTGAATTTAATGGTAGACAACTGTATGATGATGCTCAAGCAGAACTTGATAGAATCCAAGAAAGAATGTTAAGTACATATGAACTTCCACCATTAGACATGATTGGATGATGAAATATGCTAAATCCCTTCTTTCTTAACGGCACTAGATCCGAACAAAACCTTATACAAAGTCTTGTCAACGAACAGTTGCAGATGTATGGCGTTGAGGTATATTATCTCCCTAGATCATATGCTACTACAAACACTGTAATTAGAGAAGTAGTTGAGTCTGAATTTGAAAATGCATATCCTTTAGAAGCATATGTTGATAATTATGAAGGATATACTGGACAGGGTACTATCCTGTCAAAATTTGGTATTGAGAATAGAGATGATCTTCAACTAATTATCTCTAAGGAAAGATTTGAAAACTATATTTCGCCATTGATTAAAAATCTTCCTAACATAGAATTGAATTTACGACCAAAAGAGGGGGATTTAATATATTTTCCTCTTGGAGATAGATTGTTTGAAATTAAGTTTGTAGAACATGAGCAACCTTTCTATCAACTTAAGAAGACATATGTTTATGAATTAAGATGTGAACTGTTTAGGTATGAAGACGAAGTTCTTGATACTGGTGTAGAGGACATTGATGATGAAATTGCACAGATAGGTTATATTCAAACTCTTAACCTTATTGGTAGTGGTTCTACTGCAACTGCAACAGCGACATTGTGTCCTAAAGGTGCTGTGAATCAAATCTTTATCAGCAATATGGGCAGAAACTACACTACTCAACCCATGGTTGGTTTCTCATCCGCTCCATCAGGACAAATTACTGCAACAGGCATTGCATCAGTTAGTTATGAGTATCCCGCATGTGATGGCAAGTCAGGTAGAGTACCTTCAATTTACATCACAAACGCAGGATGTGGATATACTATATCTCCATGGATTAATGTAACTGGTGGTGGAGGATCAGGATTTGCTGCCACGACTGGTATATCTACTAACGGTTCTGTAGGGGTAATTACTGTCACCAATGGTGGTAGTGGATATGTAAATGCACCAAAGGTAACCATTGGAGTAAGTTCAATCTCACTGCCGTCTAGAAATGCAGTTGGTGTTGCAACTATTAGTGCGTCTGGTATTGTTACAGGCATATATATTCTGGATGGTGGTGAAGGTTATTCAACAACACCTATTGTTACTATTGATGGGCCAGTGGCGGTAGGAGCAACAAATGTTTCCATAGGTGGGACATTCATATTTAATGAAATTGTCACTGGTTCTATATCAGGAACAACTGCAAGAGTTAAGGAATGGGATGGTGTAAACGATATAATGGAAGTTGGTATTATTGATGGTAATTTTGTTTATGGTGAGTATCTAACAGGAACTGATTCAGGTGCAAAATATGTAGTTGGAGGAGTAAATACTGATGATTTAGTGACTCCATATGCAGATAATGACACGATAGAATCAGAAGCAGATACTATTATAGATTTTAGTCAATCCAATCCATTTGGAATGCCATAAATAAAGGTATAGTGCTACAAAATAATGTTTGAGTATTTTTATAACGAGATCTTTAGATCCGTAATTATTGGATTTGGTTCGCTTTTTAATGGAATTCAAATCAAACATAAAGATGATACTGATGATGTGGTCAGTATGATCAAAGTACCTCTTGCGTATGGACCTACTCAAAAGTTTCTTGCAAGATTAAAACAAAATCCTGATTTGAATCATCCAACTCAGATGACTCTTCCTAGGATGTCTTTTGAGTTTACTAATTTACAGTACGATCCCTCCAGAAAATCCACTCAAACACAGCAGATGGTTGTGACATCTGCAGATGGATCAGAAGAAAGAAAGACATATCTTCCAGTTCCTTATAATATGACAATAACTCTTTCAGTTTATACAAAACTGAATGATGATATGCTTCAAATTGTGGAACAAATTGTTCCATATTTCCAACCTGGTTATACACTTCCAATTAAGTTTTTAGGTAACTTCAATGAAGTTATGAATGTTCCTGTTGTACTTGACAACATTGACATGTCAGATGAGTACGAAGGAAATTTCGATACAAGAAGAGCTTTAATTTATACTTTTACATTTACAGCAAAAACTTATGTCTTCGGTCCTCTTAAGGATGTGTCTGGAGACATCATCAAAAAGGTCACTATTGGTTATGTTGCTGGTTCGAAGTCAGGTACATACGAAAGGGATCTTACATATCAGGCAACACCTAGAGCAATTAAGGATTATGATGGTGTTGTGGCAACCCTTCTCGCAGAAAATGTTGATATGAGTGAAATGGTTATTGATGTTGATAATGGTAGTGCAATTACTGCTGGTACATACATTTACATCGATCAAGAAGAGATGTATGTTGAAAGTGTAACTGGAAACAAATTAGTGGTGAGAAGAGAACAGGATAATACACCTCTTCAAAACCATGTTCTTGGTTCAAAAGTCTACACTATTACCCAGGCCGATAATAATATGATTGAACTTGGTGATGACTTCGGGTTTGATGGTAG